TCGGCACGACCTGAAAAGTGGCATCGCGCCGGGCCTTCGCTAGCGCCGACTTCGCAATGACAACGCGCATGCGCTCGGAATATGGGTTGCCGTTTTTGTCAACGGTTGACTCGACGACCTCAGACGAAGAGGCAAAATTATTCTCAAGATCAATCGCCATGCCGCGAGCCCGCACAAAGCGCGGCGTTTGCTCAATCAAGGTGGCCTGCACGCGCATGTTGCCATAACTAGCGCCGACGATTTCGGCCATGCGAATTGACATGCCCTCGGCAAATTTAGGTTGCCCGTTTTCCTTCCCCACAGGGCGGCGATAAAGGCAGCTTTCGGCGGTCTCTTCGTCAATCGTGGCCATGCTCACCGCATTGTTTTTAAAGCGTTCCATTGAACGCGGGTAACGCTTGGCCGTTGAAATTTGTGAATCAATTGAGGCGCGCTCCGTGGCCTCAAGCGCCGCCATCGGCATAACTTCCAGCTCCGGGGGAAGGCCGGAATTTTCTTCGTTTTTTGTGGTCATATTAAGGATTTTTCAAATTGAGCGCGCGGCGGGCCGGGGCGTTCAGCACGTCAATGCGGCGATATTTCCCGAAAGTTATCGGCTTGAGTTCCAGCGTTTTTGCTAGGCGAAAAAAGGACGAATAGCTCCGGCAACCGAGCAGCTTTATTGCCTCCTTTGTTGTCACAAGTGCGCTTTCCGGCCCGGCAATCAGCCGGTCAATCTTGGCCTCGATCCGGGCAAGGGTTGGGTCATTCATGGCGATTACCTCACACGAATTTTTGCATGCACAAGCCCGCCCTTTAATTCGTTCTCGCGGGCGAGCAGCGCATTGACGAGCTTGGAGAGGCTGCACCCCTTGCCATAGCGCAGCCGGGCGTTTTTCGTCGCTTGCTCCTTTACCGTCTTGTCAAGGTTGAGGTGAACGCGGGCGCGGGGCGGACGGGCAAAGGGGGAAACGGCGTTTTTCATAGGGACAAAAAAGAGGCCCAACTTTCGGGCCATAAATTGTGGGGTCACTTCTTGGCCCTCTTTATTTTTGCGAGCAAGTTTTATTTGACAGGCCCAAGGATTGTGGGCCTCCTTTGCCTATGGAAAGAGGACTTTAAAAATGGCCGAAAAGACCAAGAAAAAATTCTGCATTGATTCGGACGTATCCGCCGCCCTTGAGGTCATGGCCAAATCTTCCGCTTTCGGCTGGTCTGTTTCCAGATTGGTCAATGAAGCCCTTAGAAAAATGCTGGAACGGCACAAGTTCCTTGGGGAGAAATTTGACCGCGCGGCCTTTGACAAGATGACACGAAAAAGCCCGCCTTTTACGGCGGGCGAAAAGATCAAATATAACCGGAGATAGAGCTTACTGCGTTTCGCTCCCGGCGGTCTTTTGATCGTGTTTAATTAATTCGCTCTTGATGCGCGTTACCGTTGAACGGGAAACAGCAGCGAGTTGGGCGATTGCGGCTTCAGTCAGCTTCCCCTTGCGTAAGAACTTTTCCACCGTCCGGCGGACGGGCGTTGCTAATCCTTTGTTGCCGCGCCGTTTCTTAGGAGCCTCTTGCCGGGCCTTGCGTTGGATAACGTAATAAGTCGCGGGAGAAATATCCATTTTTTTGATGATTTGCCCCGGCGTCAACGTGCCCTTGTTAATCAGGCGAATCACTTTAGCGCGATGGGCCGGGGTGATATTCTGGCGGCGCTTGGGCGGCAAAGTCGCCGGTTTATCTAGCGCATCGGCCCAACGCTTAGCCTTTGGATTAATGGCTGGTGCGCTAATATATTCATCAGTTTTAAGGCTGAGAAAACTGCCGCTAAAGATTGCGTCAATCTCTTGGTGAACTGCCAACAGCCTTTTAGTGAGGCTGGATCGTTGATTTATGATGGCTTCTAGCAATGTTTGATTAGGCATAGACCCTCAAGGGGCCATAAATAGGCCCACTCGTCAAGGCTCCTTATAGGAGCGCATCAATCGAAAGCCTCGACACTAACGCCTAGATAATTATCGGGCGTCACACACTCAGGATCGCGCCAAGGATTATTCAAGCCCTGCACAAAATAACCAAGCGACGAAGGGCAAAGCACAATGTGCGAAACATTGCGGTGCGCGAATTGCGCGCAATAGGTGACGACCATGCCGGGTTTAATATCGCCGTAAGGAATTTTGCGCGTCACAAAATAAACGCCGGTTACAGGATAAAGCGGCAACATTGAGACACCGGAGGTGTGCACGACAAACTCTTTTTCGGCGGGGTGGGCCTTGTTCCATTCGCGCGCCGTCAGCTCCGCGTTAAGCAAGGGACGGCTAGAGCAATGAATCGGGACGGGGAGCATTTGCATGACGACGCCTTTATTGCGCGCGTTAATTCCGTCGATCAAAATCCATTCCGCCGGGACTTCGCCGAAAGCGCGGGCGAAGGATAGCGCGAGGAGGAGGATTAACTTTGTGTTCATGTTAGGCGACCTTGGCAGGGTTGAGCAGGGCGGGCGAAAGGGTGATTGCGTAAAACTCTTTGGCTTGTTTTTCCGAAAAGTCATAGAGGTAATTTTCAAAGGCCACGTCCTCGGAATGACCGGCTTGCCGGTTGCCCTCCTTTAGATCGTGATGCATGGACTCAAAATAAGAGCAGCCGGAATGCCGCATGATATGGGCGTCCCATTTCTTCGACAAACCGGCCTCGGTGCGGATACGGCTCCAAATCTTCGGGGAGAAATAGAGCGCGCCTTCCTTCGGGATAATACCGGAGGCAAGGCAATGCTGCAAAGCGGGCATCATATTCGCGGGCACCTCGGCGTAACGGTATTTGCAGCCGCGTTTATTTGGGGCGACGAACACGCTATTTGCCTTGCGACCATCGCGGGCAATGTCCTCGCGCGTGAGCTTGCGCACCTCAGTCATCCGCATAAAAGCGAATAGGCCAAAGATCACAATCGGCAGATGGCTCCCGGCGTCGATAGTTGACGCGGCCCGGAAAAGCGCGGCGCAATCCGCAGGGAAAAGCACGGAGACAGGCTTCGCCTCTTTCTGCTTTTGGTGTTTCATTGCCTCCATGTCTATCGTGCAAGGGCTGCGACCAATTAACGGGGTCTTGCGCGTCATGCACCATTTGAAAAACGCCTTGAGTTGCTTGGCGCGGTTTTCCTTCGACACGGCGGCGAGCCCGTCAACGTAAACGTAGCGGTCAACATCATCGGAGGAAATTTCGCTCAGGTATTGCGCCTTGGTTGATTTTAGGAAGCTCGCAAACCGGGCTTTCTTGAACGCGATTGACACCTTGCTAAACCCGACTTTTTCGCAGTCGGCAATGTAGTCCCTGACCGCATCCACGCAAAGGATGGGCTTCGCGCCGCCTAGGATCGTCCCGGCAGCTTGGACGCACTCAAGCAGGCTCCAAGGACGCGAGCCGCGCGCGGCAAAGGCCGCTTCCGCGTCCCGGAGCTGTTCCGGGGTTAAGGACGTTGCCACCGTGCGCTCTGCGTTAAACGTGGCCAAGTTGTGCGCAATGGCAGCAGCTTCGAGTTCATTCTTGCGGGCGTCTGCAAGCGAAGCCTCCCGGAAACGTTCCCGAATTTGCTTATGCTGCCAAACGCCTGTTTCAGCGTTCAGCACGTCAATGGAACCCGTCAGCAAAAGCCGCCCGTTGGGGAGCGGCTTGACGGTGAGGAAATTTGCGGCGGTGCGGCTCATGGGATTAGGCAGTTTTGGGTTGATAGTGCTGGGAGCCTAAAAGCAGCGTTGCGAGCGAGGTTGTTTTTTTGCCCTTCCTCGTGTCGAACGTATCGGTGCCGAGCGCAAAGCCGATAAGCTGTTGAGGGAAAAAAGTCCTTTCGTCATTGTCAGGGCGGGGCATTGGCGTCCCAACTGTCGTGTGCAAATCGACGCATTCGATTTCATTGCCTTTGCCCGGCACAAAAGCGAATGTCACAAATTTGCCATTGGGCAGCTTGCAAGAAATCGTTTGCCACTTCCCGGCCTCAACCTCAAGGCGTAGGTGTTCGCAACGATTGAAATCTCCGCTAGCGAGCGAAGGGTTATAATTTTCCGGCATAATCTCAGTTTTAACGATTTTCATTTTTTGGATTTATCGGCAGCGGCATTGCTTTCGATGCCCTCTAAGTTGCTTAAACTTTGCTAAGAATCAAGCCCAAAATGGCAAAAATCGGGATTTTGACGTTGCCGACCTTTGCCACAAAATACCCGTTTTCCCCTATGAAAACCGAATTTCAGAGCCAAACCCGTAAAATGCGGCACTTGACCACCTTGGACAAGTGCCCCTCCTATGAGATTTTAAAGCGTTGCTAGGTATAAATCGCCATTTTTAGCAAATTCGTGCTTGCCGGGCCGGATTGTGGACAATTTCCTTGGGGTAGCTTGGTGAGCAAGCCTCGGACAATCCCCTTTCCCTTTGTGGGCGGCAAACCCACAGCGGCATAGCAAGGATTAGCCCGGAGTGTGCTCACCACGCTCCGGGCTTTTTCTTGGCCCGTAGTCGCCTAGGGGCAATCCAAGGATACCTGCGCCGCCTTTCGCAACGGGAAACCCCCGCCAAGGCTCGCCGGGACGGTTTTAGCGCGGCGGTGCAATTCCGGGGCGCTAGATTAAAACGACGCGGCCTGTCAACAGGCCGGGGCTAAATCGTTCGGAGCGGAAAAACCAGTCATACCACCCGCGCCAAAGAACGGACGATTTTATTGCATACCGGACGCTTAATTTTGCGCCAAGTTCAACCGCAATTCCCCTAATCCCGCTTGGGGTTAGGGGGCATTGTGCCCCGGAGCTTTCTTATTTTACGCCATGAGCAACCTAGACGTTTTTCCAAACCATTGCCGCTTGTTCGCACGGTTTCCCGTCAAGAGTCTCGCTTTGAATCTTGCACGGCTTAAAACCATACCGGAGCAAAACAGTCGGCAAGTCATCATTGAAAAACGCAGTTACCCAAATAACAGGGAAGCAATTTTTAGCCTGTTTTATAAACGCGCGCAATTGCCCCGTTCCGGGATCGCGTGCAAAAAGTCCGATAAAAATAATGCCGTCGCCTTCGAGCTTGGCGAGGCCGTCAATCCCGTAATGGCTTGTAAATTCCATTGTGTCTAATGGCGCATTAGGCAGCAAAGCACGGCGGCGGGCGGGTTGTTGCTGCCACGAGTTAACTAAATCGAAGAGGCCGAGCGTGGACATTATTCCGCCTTAATTTTCGTCGCGCACCAACGATTCCCAAAGCCGCGAGCCTCGCAAATAGATTCCCGAATTTTCGCGCAACACCTTGGGCAATCCGGCAGCTTGGTAGTTGCAAGGCTCTCGTCCATGCAAAGCGAATCGGTCTTAACGCCGCAAAGTGTTTTGCCAGTGTCTAAATTAACGGCGTGGTCAAGATGGGCCTTGAGCCCGCGCGCCTCCATGCGTTCAGCGCAGGCGGCTCCCATTGGGTAGGTTTTCCAGTTCATAAAATGTTTACAGATCGTCAATGGCTTCGCGCGCGGTTTGTTTTCCATTTTCATTTATCAAAGGCCATTGCCACCCTGTTACAGCGCGGAGAGGCGGACGGCTATAATGAACCTTTAGCGCGTCAAGCTTATCTAATCGCGCTCTATCTTTGGCTAGTTCCTGATATTGTGCCCAACTACAAAGATACTTCAGCCCTTTGAAGTCCGGCGCGAGCACTTCGGCGTTGATAAAGTCCTCGTCGTTAATCTTAGTTTGATCGTTCGGCTTCATATCGGCAAAATAGATTTTGGGTTGAATATAAGGACGGTTTCACAATCCCAACCATATAGCGATTTAGGGCGGCTAAACCGGGTCTTGCATTGACCCTGCCAAGTGAGGTGCAGGGCGTCAAATCCTTCTAAGACGAGCGGCGCAAACTTTGGGTAATAGATCGGGATAGCGTCCCTAAAAGCCCCAAGATAAGGCAGCGGAACCCAAGGCAGCTTTTCAAGATCGCGCGCAGAATCTATAACCAAGATCGCCCCGGAAAAGACTAGATCAAAACTTTGCTTTAGATTCTCGCGGTGGAAATCCTCGGCCTCGCACCATTCGCGCCAACCAAATTCTGAATCAATCGGCGAAGTCCATAAGCCGCCATGCGGCTTTACCTGCCAAGCAGTCTTATCAACGATGGGAGAAAACTTAGCAGGGTCAAAAGCCGGTGAACCATGATGCCGGAGCCGCATTTGGGTTTTCATTTGTCAGGAATTGTTTTTGCTAAGTATCCTTCGACGCGAGCGCGTCGGCGAACATCATCTTTATCAAACCGATGCCATTGGTGGCCGCATTTGCCGCATTGATAGTAGCAAACGCCGTCATAAATGCCGCGCACCTCGACGCCGATAATCTCGGATTGAGGCGCGGAACACTTCGAGCAGGTGTGCGGGAAGCTCATTTTGGAAACCGGAACACAGGCCCGGTAAACGTTGCGCCTTCGTTAAACCGCGTAGGGTCTAGCTCGGCATCAACCTGCATTGAATAGATTTTGCCAGCGTTGATAAAGAGGGGAACAACCTCGCCGGGCCGTTCAGGATGCGTCATGCAATAAAGCCCGTCCTCGCTTTGGATAAAGGCGACTGCCTCTTTAAGCTCCGGGCTCATTATTTTCCCTCCTTATGCATTCAAGGATGACCACGCGCCGGGCCGCTTCCTCGTCGGGCATCATTGGGTGCGGGGAAATCCCAATACAGACAAGTAGCTCCATAAAAGCTTTATCGCTCAAGGTAATTTGGTTTGTGATAAGGCCACCGTAAACGGTAGTTAAAACCAACGTCATATCAGTAATATGCGCGAAGGTATTATTACCTAGACTGACTTTTAGAGAATCCATTTAATTAGCATGGTTTAACCGTCACAGTGAAAAAGTCTTTGATTGGGCCGTGCTTGATTTCCCCAATAACCGCGTCCGGGAATTTCGCCTTTATCTTTTTAATGTATCGGTAAGCCTTAGCCTTAGCCTTAGTCTCGACGATAAAGGCGCATTTCTGCTTGTGCAGCGTGGCCATGCGCCCGATGACTTCAATGCGGTCATCCTCGGCGAGTGAGGCCATGTCGTGAAAATATGGCTTAGGCATGGGGCAAAAATCTTTGCGCCGTCGCTATATCTTTATCAAGCGCGAAAAAGTCGTCATAGGTGCGGCATTGCTCTTTGAGCTTTGGCAACCCGGTCTTAATACTCTCGACGACCTCCGCGCGCGTTGCTGCGCGTCCCTCACGCCACCAAGTGACCGCGAAGGGTTCGCCGACTTCGATTAGCTTGCCACCGTTGCCGTCGTCAAAGATTTTATAACTGTTCGTTGTCCATAGCGCCGTAACGCCGGGGTTACGCTCAATCATTATTCCCGGAGTGGCGGCTTTAACCTGTGGCGATATATCGTCATCCCGGCGCACCATGTTAGGCCGACTCAGGAAAGGGCAACCCTTGACTGACCACTCCGCGCAATCCTTGTGACATGCCGCCTCAAGGCTACTTCGCGTTATCGTGCACATTGGCCCAATAGGGAAAGTAATATACCGGCCAAGCTTGCCGCCGCAGACTGAGCAAAGCCTTTCCTTGACGCAACGACGCCATTTGTCGCGGTCAAGGAAGCGAAAGTCCGGCTTGCCGTCGATATACATAACGAAAAACGGGACGGGGTAGCCGCGTTCATCAACCGGGAGCCTCGCCAAGCGCGCGGTAAGCGGCGGAAGATCGCCGCGCAGTTTATGGAAGGGGCATTTCATAACGAGGAGTCCGGCTGCGGATTTAAAACCGCTAAAAGTTTTGGCGCGCGTTCCAAGAATTGCGAAAGGCCATGCACGATTTGCGGCTCCAAGTAAATTTTGTTTCTTGGATCGTCCGGGTATCCGTTGTTAGTAGTTAACCAAATTCCAAAGCCGTCAAATTCGGCATAGACGGAATCGCCCAAATAAATTTTCGGATTTTCCATTATATTATCCCCTTTTCTTGAGCCTGCGCTTTGCTCATTTTGCGGAGGTGCATCCACGGCTTTTTCTCGCGCTCGACAACTTCAAAAAACTTATCAGGGCCGCCTTGAATCACAAGCCAGTCAATGTCAGGGATCAAAACCGCCTTCATTTTCGCGGAAGCATAAAGCGGGATAGTCCCAAAAAAATCAATAAATTCGCGGCGCGTCTTATCGCCTTCGTTATGCTTGACTGCATGCCAGCTCTTGCGGTCAACGTTGGCGAAGGGATCGGTATTGTGCCCGGCGTTATAGCGCATCCGGTAAGTTAAAATCCATTCGTCGGGCTTGGCCTCAAACTGCCAAATCATTCCGCAAAGATCGCCGCCAAATTCCAAATTGAACGAGCCCGCCGGAAGGTGGATTATTCCCATGTGGTCAAAATAGCGCCCCTCCTGAATATTAAAACCGGGCTCTTGCCATGATGAATCTTGATCGCTCATGAGATTAGCTTCCTCTTCGTTAGCCACGCCTCGATTTCTTCCTTGGCCCGGCCCTCGTCAAAATAATAGCGAGGCCAGCCGTCCTGATAATCAAGCCAAGGCGAATCCGTGCCCGGGTAATGAGTCCGGCCCGGCCTTATAAACACCTTGGCGATAAAGTTACCCCTATCGCAATACGGAGGTCTGGCCTCAAGGGTGATTTCGCCCCAGTCAAATTTCAGGCGCTCCCAGCGGCAAAGCCCGTTGCGCACCTTGGCCCAAGTCGGATTCATGGCTCTTGCTCCTCCTCTCCGTCATCATCAACCAAGAGTGCATCCAAGCGGAATTGCTCAAAATATTTATGGGTTAGGATCGTCTGCGCTTGCTCCTCGGTTAATTCATTCACTAGAGAAATGACCTCTTTATTACTGGCGATTGAAAGCTCGTCCGCGTTAAGTGGTTTGTCAAAGCGACCATCAATCTCTAGCCCCGTCATTTTTTCGCCATGCGTTATTATATAGCAAACGCCGGACGATATTATTTTAACACAGCCGAGCGGATAAAGCGGGCGATAGGTATTTGACTCCTTTTTATTAATCTCCCAATCCGTGCGCAATTGAGCGTTGACCAATTTAACTTGGCCTTTGAGCGCACGGATTAAGAGCGGATGAAGTCGCATTAAATCAAGGGTAGATAGTTGCGAAGCGGTCAGCGGATAGACGTAGGACGCGCGCGGCATTAATAACGGAATTATTCGCGCGGAATTTCCCGTCCTTGAACCCAAAATTGCACGGCACAGAGTCCTTGACCTCGCCGGGAATACGATAAGAAAGGCCACCAGTGGCGAGCCCGACAATAAGAGTTGAATAAGCGCCGCAACCTAAAGACTTGGACACTTGCGCCGTTTGGAATTTGACCCCGACTAGATAACAAGGAGTCCGCAGGGTTTCAATAATGCGCTCGGCATTATTTGAATGAACCGAAACCCAAGCAGACGACTCGGAATCCCAACGGACGTTTACTATCGGCAAAGGCGCAAGAATGCGCTGCGTTTTACGGACGATTTGTTTTAATGTAGCGAGCATAAATTACGGGTTAAATTCCTCAATCTTTTCGCGGTTGCTGAATTTGTATAGCGTGATTTTGTGGCCGGTTGATTTGGCAAGTTCCACGGCTTGCTCACGCAACCGCTTTAGGGCTTTGTCTTGATAACAGGTCATAGGCGACGGAAAGGCCGGAAATTCAGGCGGCAGGCTAACCAATATGCCGGGAACGCCTTCAGTATTGTCTTTATCAACGACAATAAAGGCGTATAGGTCTTTAATTTCAGGAAGGCCCCTCATATTATTTGATTTTATATAGGGTTTTAATACGCTCATGCTCGGAAATCAGCCTGTGCTTGGCCAATTCAAAACGCGCCTCGGCTAGCGTCATCGCGGGAGTATCGAAATTACTCCCGGCCGCGTGATAATCCGTCGCGGCGGCATCCATTTGGGCCAGCCAAAAATCACAATTTGCCACGTCGCATTTAAACGCTTTGCGCTCCCGATATTGCCGGAAGATAAAAACCCATTGCGCGCCGATGCACGCCCATTGAACCCAAACGGCATAAGCCGAAGCAATATGGTGGACCGGCCAGCGCGTAACTAAATTAAAAACGGCGACCAGTCCGGCAAATAGTGCGAGGATGGTAAGGCGAAAAATTGGTTGCGCCCAAGCGCGGCGGCAAAAGGATTTCATGGCTTGGGCTCCGGCGGTTTCTGCTTGGCGGGTTGAATGAGATAATGCACGGCGTCCGCGACGAGGATAAGACGCAACCCAATATATTGCAGGACGAGACCGACGACCCAAAAAGGGACGCAGACAAGGCAGACGCCTATAAACAAGGCGAGCGCAAGCAAGAGGGTGATTGCGGACTGGATCATTTATTGAAACCAAGCGAATAGTTGATTCATCATTGCGGACGGCGACCCAGCCCCCAAGAGATACTGCCCCGGCTTGACTGAGCGCCGGACATAATCGGCCCAATCGTTAAGGGTTTGCCGCGTCGTCATGCAATAATCGGTGTGCAAGTCATGCGGCGAGGTCTTGCGCGTATCAATGAAGCGCAAGTCGATTTCCAATTTCGCCTCCTTGGTCTTTTGCTCAATATCGCGCACTTGATCGGGATAAAGCCCAAGGATCGCCACGGTTTTTAGTTTCGCCTTGAGCTGCGCTTCCTCCCGGCGACCATTCTTTTCGAAGGCGGAAAGGCGTTGCTCAAATTGGTCAAGGCGCTTGTTTAAAAGATCGTTCTCGGCTAGCAGCTCTTTATTTAGGTCAATAGCCTCTTGCAGTTGCGGGGAGTGCTCGGCCTCGCGCCTGCCAAACCGGGCAATGAACGCGCGCAATAAAGCCTCGTCGTTGGCGAAATTTTCGAGTGCCGCCTTTGCCTCACCCGGCGGCGGCTCCGGCGGCTTAACCGGCTCCGGGGCGCGCGCGCCGTTGATTGGAGCGACCACGGCAGGCAATTCCTTCGCGGCTGCGAGCAAAGCCAAGTGCCGTTGCGTGCTTTCGAGCAATCCCCTCACGTCAAGATGGACAAAGCTTGTCAGGCGCTTCCTGCGCTCGACTGCCACGCATTCATTTTGCGCGGCGATAAAAATCGGTAGCAGCCACCTCGTCAGGCTTGGGCTGGTTTCATATTCGCCCTTTTCGTTTTTATCCGGCAACCTCAAATTCTGCTTGAACATTTTTTGGGCCGCAACCTCGGCCATTTTCTCGGCATCGGCACCCGTCCAATTATGCCGCTTATCACCGTTTTTTCTATGTCGCCCCAAGGCATCAATTTTAATGTCATCAAAGGACTTTACCTTCAGGGCGTCTTGCATCGGTTTGCTTTCTTGTTTTGGCGATTCGATTGTTTTGGGCTGCGGATTTAAAATGGCCTCAAGCTGCGCCTCAATTTTAGGCAGCTCCCTCTTTAAAGTCTCTTCGAAGATTTCCCTACGGGCCTCGGCATGCGCGGTGCGCGCAAGGATCGGCGGGAATTTCTGCACCGGGGCGAAGCTTGAACTTTGCCAAGGATCGAAGCCGGAGCCGTTATAATTATTCTGAGCCATATTTTTTTATCGGCATATTCTCGGCGGCGTAATTGAGCGCGTCAATCACCCAAGGATTGAATGAAGTTTTCGCGCGGTCAGCAGCATGCATCCATTTGGCTTTGTCGCGCGCGGCAACTTTTTTAATATGAAGGTAAGTAACCGGCTCATTTTGTGAGTCCGCGTTTTCGTTCGGCAAATGAGGCATAGTCGGCAAAAATCTTTGCAGTTAGGAAGGCAAGGAAGGCAAGGAAGGCAATAGCAAATCTCTCTCTTCCTCCCGACTTGGCCGGGCCGATGCAAATGGGGTAATTACCTACTTGCAAATGCAGTTATCCCGAAGTTATTAACAAATGCAAGCGCCTTTTTTATAGGGTTTAAGCCCTAGAAAAGCAAGAGGGGCCGGGATGGTACTTACAGCACCCCGGCCACAAGCGCCTTACGTTTTGCCCTGCCCAATATGCAGAAAGCGCAACGATTACTTAAAGCAGAAAGTATAAAGCGAGCCGCGCGCGTCAACTATTATTTTACCATGTCGAGCCCTGAGCTTATAAACCGCTTGAATTGCTCAAGCGTTTGGAATCTTCGAATGAGCTTTTTACCATCCCTAATGACTTCAGCTTCGAATTTATAGCGCGTGGATTTGCGAGGAGGTTTTTGCATGGCTAAAAACAAATAAAAAATGCGCCGGTCATCAACGCGCAAAACTACCCAAGCGCGCCGGGGATTTTCCCTAGGGCTATTGCAAAAAGTATTTATCAAGATCGCTCGCAAAGGCCGAGCGGGTCTTTTCAACAATACGCTTTTCCTCTTCGGATAGCGGCGGGCATGGGATCACGCTATCGACAGAGCAACAAGCGCGCTCCGGCCAGCCGGGGCCGATTAGCAACCCGTCAAATTCAACGCAGAAATGCCAGCCTAGGGCGATTTCCTCCGGCGTGAGGGTCAAGGCATCATCGGCCATTAATGCGGCCCAACGTTTAGCTTGCATCGCGTTTCCCGGCGCAGGCAGAAATAACCGGCCCGGCGAGCCACAGAATTAGCAAAAGCGGCAACAGCCAAAGCTTTTTAGTTTGTATTGATAGGCGAACCATACCGCGCAAAAGCGAAATTGAGTAAGGGGATTTCATGGGTTTAAGTTTCGTGTTTTTTGATCGCTTTGCAAATGCGGGTGTAGCGCGTTGTTTTTCCAACCGCCTGCATCCCCTCAAAATTGCCGAGCTTATCAAGCATGGCCTTGGCGTCCTTGAGCGCAGCGAGCAGCTCGGCCTTGTCCTTGTCGATTTTATCAAGGGCAGTTCCAAACGCTGCAACTATAGAAATTACGTCGGCATTTTTAATTTTAGGGTCAACGCGCAAATATAACCGCACAAAATCAAGAGCATAATCCATTGCAACTAGTTTATGGCGCATATCCTGCACTTTCTCGGCTGTTTCGCGCTCATTCATTGGTCAAGCTCTCAAGCGCACGGCCCATTAAAATAACGCTATGAGCCGCTTCCGCCCGGCTTAGGCCGGAGCCCATGAGTGACAACGCGACCTCCTTTGAATTATCAGCGGCAGGAATTAAATGAATCATGACAAACTTTGAGCCGTCAGGCGCGACCAATTCGGCGGCGTGGATCGCCTTTAACATCCATTCGGGCGGGTTGCCTCCCATAAACTGTTTTGTTTCCATAAAGATTAGACCCAAACTTCGACAATTACCGGATCGTCACCCGGCGCGCGGTCAAGCCTAGTTAAGCCTTTAGGAACTCGCGCACGGATTTCGTCAAGCGTTTTTGCCGTGCGCGCGAACCCGGCGGCGTAAATCTTGCCGCCTAAAATCTTCTGCTCACGCATAACATAGAGCCCCGGAAAATCCGAGGGGTTAAAGTAGATCACGAAAACGGAAAGCGCGCCGGGCATATCGGCAAAAGATCAAACGCGGTATTCATTGGCAAGCAATTTTCCCGCCTTGTTACAAATCTAACGCGCGCGGCAACTGCGGACTTGCTATAAGCTTTTTGTGTCCTCTAACAAAAGCGCGCCGCTTATGAAATGGAATCGCGTAGAGCCTATTAATGGGACGACTCGTCACCTCCGCAAATTTTTGTGGTGGCCGGTGCAAATCGACAATCAAACGCGCTGGCTTGAATACGCCGTGATTTATCAACGCTATGTAGATAGCCGCTGGCTTAATATTGCTTTCCAATAATGCGCCTGACCGAGCAAATAGACTACTCGACCCCGCGCACAATTCTTGAAAACCAAGAGGAAGAATCCTCGTCTAGCCATTCAATCGAAGAATATGTCTCCGCATTATCCCGAATTTTAGCTTGGCAGATTGAGGGCAAAAAAACTCATCTCATCGGCCTGCGCACAATGGTAATTTGCCATGCGATAAACCCGGAAATTATAGAAGGAATGACCCTCGACGACATAGCAAAAGCTTTTGGCTACGGCAGAAGCGCAGTGCATAAAATATCAAACGACTTCACGACGACCTTTAACGTTTACGGCATCCACCAAAGATCAAAAGAAACCAAGAAAAAGCTAAGCCAAGCTTGGCATAAAAAACATGACAACGGAAATTCAACAGCTCGACCAAATTGCCCGGCATGACAAAATTATTTCGCTCGCGCAATCCGCGCTTGCTAATGCCAACGACACAAAAGCCCGCGCGCGGCTCTCAATCGACGAGGCAACCGAATGCGGACGCCTGCTTATTGAGGAAAAACTAAACCTCAAAAAGTCAGGCAAAAAGCTCAAGTGGGCCGAATACTTCGACACGGTTTATTCAAAGCATTTGGGTTATTCGACGGCAACAAATTGGATGCGCCTTGCATCGAAGGGCGAAAACACCCCGCTTGAAAACACAACTCGCGCCGGTATGCTCGCGCTTGAAATTTTCCCGCATAAAATCCACGAGGAAAACGATAATGTCAAAAACGCTAAGCAAGCGAATTTTACAAGCCCGGCCTCTTTGGTAAACAAATTTATCGCATGGCGGCGTAAATTCTCCCAGCGCGTAACTACCGGCTCTCTCAACGACGACCAAATTGCCGCGCTCAAAATTCAATTCGGGCCAATTATTGATTTCGTTAATCAACTGCAAGCGGGCTCGCTTCCCGAAGCCGCAAAGAAATCCGCCGAATGAAACGCGAGGCTAAACCAATAAGCGGCGGCGATTACCTTTCAGCAATCGAGGCGTTGAAAGGATCGCCAACCATGAAAGCCCTTGCATTTCTACACGACGAAATAAAACAACGCCGCGCCGCGTTATCGGTTTACGTTGATACTTATGCAGGCGTCCAAATCATGCTTCTCACTCATGAGATTATAAAGAAGTGCCAAGCGTTGATCGAATACATTCGGGATAATCCGCTATGAATCCTCTTGCCATTAAGCCATCACGCGAACGCATGCTAGTTCAGCATATCACAGACGACGAACGCAACGACGGCGGCATCATCATACCACAATCCGCAACGCGCAACCATTGCAAAGGCCGCGTCATCGCCATTGGCTCAGACGTTGACCTATCCTTCGACGGCGCTCTTGTGCTTATCCCTAACTACTCAAAGCCCGACATTATCCACGAAAGTTTTAAATACACGTTTTGCAAGGAGCATGATATTATTGCCATCCTAGACGAAACAGCCGAATTATACGCGCTGCCAATTGTATGAAATGGCGTCTTAAAACCGAAGCGAATATTCAAGCCGAGTTTTATCACCAAGCGCGGCTTATCAATCTTCCCGTCGTGCTAGAGTTTAGAACGCCTGTCGGCATACTCGACGTTGCAATCTTAAATATAATGCGCGATGGTATTGTTGCCATAGTCGAATGCAAGCGGTCACAAACGCCGAAGTTTAATAGCGAGTCATGGCAGATCAAACGCTATAAGCGCCTTGGCGTTCCTGTCTATGGCCTAGCAGACTTCGAGCGGGCAGCAAGGCTCGCTGCGTCGATCAAAAGCAAGCACGGAAATAAATCAGGTGTCCTATTGACTGCAATTCCAAGCATACTGCGCCTTGATTGGTCAAGACGGCCAATAGCTCAAGTAATTAACGAGTCCGATGCAGACCTAAACCTTAAGCACAACGTTTTATATAAGGAGCGGGCTATAACGGTCTAGTCAAGAATATAATACAATGCGTTATATATCCCCCCTATAAGGCATCTATTTATACTTTTTATTTTCATAGGTAAGCGCAAGCGCCCTCAAGACTTTTACAAATGCCAAAATTGGAATCTAGTCTCACAAAATCATGTCAACCGTTGCCGCTATAAACGCGCAGGAAGGGGCCAAGGACGCGGCGGGGCCGGTAAAGGCTACACAGGCACCGGAGGCACCCGAACGTGAAAGCGCCATACGCATTGCGCGCAAGCTTGGCATTGCGTACAACTCGTTAAAGATCGTTTTGCGCAAAGACGGCGCGCCGTTGCCGGATCACAAGCGGCATTACAATTTCGAGCAGACGAAGCGTTTCGTTGAAAACAATATTCAGTGGGCGGTTGCCGGGGCGAATGCTCAACAACTCCGCGAGCGCAAAATGGAACTAGAGGTTTCTTCAAAGCAATTCGAGTTGGAATTACGCAAGGGCCAATTTATCGCCAAGGAAGACGTGGGCCGGACGCTCATTCCCTTGGTGCAGGAAATCGACGACCTAATCCGGCAAGAGTATGAACTGGTTTTGCCGAGCCGTTACGTCGGGAAAAATGCGATTGAGTGCGCGCAGTTGAATGCGGCGGCGCGGGATCGGATTGCCAAGCGGTTTCGGACGGGGGCTTTGGCGGCGCAGGAATCCTTGGTTGATTCAGTAAAGAGGGCAACGGCATGAGCGCGCCTAAAGATAACAACTTCGATTTTTATCTTTGCTCCGTTTGCGGCTTTGTTGAATTGAAAGTCGCGCACGAGGCCCGTTACTGGAATTGCTTTTGCGTCCGTTGCCGAACTGAAAGGCTTTGGGAAGGCCCGTTCTCAACATTGGAATTTACTCTGAGTGGGCGGAAAAAAGTTAAGGAGTCTGCGCCATGAAGCTTGACCTTGCCACCCCGGATGGGCTGCGCAAAGCAGTTGGCGCGCTCGGCTGGGTTTATACCTCCGAGCGAATTGCCGAGTTTGTCAGGCAGCGTAACGACCTCCGCGCCTTGATTGATCGCTGGCTAGAATCGAAGCCCGGCAGTGAAGAGGATTTAGAGGCTCAATTACTATTATCGGAAAATTATGAACTACGCCACGACGGGGCGCGGGCAATAAAATTGGAATGAACCTCGTTGAGCAAACCGTCCGCTCGGCGTGGCCTCTCCCGGATCGCTCCGAAATTTGGGAGTGGGCCGCGCGCAATATCGACTTTGGGAGTGCCGAAGCTTTCAAGGGCCGGTATAACATTGAGAATGTTCCGTGGATCAAAGAGGCATTGCGCGCAGCAAAAAATCCCTACGTCCGCAAAATTACGTTTATCGGGCCTCCGCAAATCTCAGGTAAAACGAAGATGGCTGAGACTGTGCTTGCCCATAGGGTGACGCACCAACCGGCCAAGATCGCTTTCAACACGGTTACGAATGTCAAGGCCGAGACTTGGAGCGATACGCGCTTGCAGCAGCTTATTCACTCGTGCCCGGTCATGCGGGATAGGTTTAGTGACAACCGGCACCATAAAAAGAAGCGCCGGATTATTTTCCGGGACGGGACGTTTCTTTTGATACAAGGCGCGGAATTGGACTCCAACCGGCAGGCGGATTCAATCGAAGTGCAGATCAATGACGAGCTGCATTTGTGGCAAACCCCTTGGTACAAGGAAATGGTTTCGCGCACGGAAGCCTATCTAAAGACGCGGAAGATTATAAACATTTCCGTGGGCGGGATTAAGGGCTCCGAGCTGCACGAGGAATGGTTGTCGGGCAATCAGGGGGAATGGTGTCACCATTGCCCGGCGTGCGGGCAACCGTTTCAATATATTTTCGATCACAGGAACCCGGCGTGCAATATTCGCTTTGATTTGTCGAAGGCTATTCAGCATGCGGACGGGCGGCTTGATTTGGCCGAGTTTAACAAAACGGTGCATGTTACCTGCCACAATGAAAAATGCGGCTATTCGATTTATTGGAGCGAGGATTTACTTGCCCGGTTAAACGCCAACGGGGTTTATCTTTTCAGGAACCCGGAGGCCAACCCGGAAAACGTGTCGCTGCACGTCAACGCCTTCGCTATAGGCCGCAAGCCTTGGGCTGAGATAATGGAGCCTTGGGTTAGGCTGCACCTCAAGGGCGGCGTATTCTCGACGACGATCCTCAAGGAATTTATCACGCAGCAGCTCGCGGAGTTTTGGGAAGATAAACCCGTTACGGTGAATAAAGAGCTACGCCTTGGCGGATATACACGCGCGGAAATGCTCAAGCCGGGGAGCTGGGCGAAGGAATGGATTCGCCTAATCGCTTTTGATAATCAGCGCGGCGGGCACGGTGACACCCCGCACCGCTGGTTTGTTTGCCGGGCCTTTGCGGAGGATGGAAGCTCCCGCCTCGTCGATTGCGGGCGGTTGAATGAATGGGAGGATTGCCGGACGAAACAGCGGGAACTTGGCATCCCGGATTGGAGCCCGGCGAGGCCGGGGCCGTGGGCCGTCGTTGACCGCGCCTTCGATCCTACGGAGGTTGACAAGGTATGTTCTCATTTCAAATGGTTTGGCTTGCTCGGCCAAGACACAGAGGAATTTATTCATAGCGCCAAATCTATTTACGCCGGGCAACGCATGCTCTTTTCTGAGGAACGCTATATTGATATTGGCTTCGGCACGGCGCAGAGCGGGCGCGAGTTTGCAATTTATCATCTTTGGGCCTCGCAAAAGGTTCAGGACTTGCTTGCGGCTCTCCGCGACGGCAAGGCGCAGGATTGGGAATTGCCGAGTGATATAAACGACTTTTGCCCGGAGTACGTTGACCATATAAACTCCCATAGGCAGAAATTGGTTTTGAACCCCAAGACCGGGCAGGAAAATTTGGTTTGGTGCAAGATTGGGGGCTGGGCGGATCACCTTCTTGATTGTGAATCAATGCTGGTTGTCCTTGGGCTCATGGCGGGGATTTTTAAACGTGAATAATTTAAAAAGATACTCAGTCGGCAATCGCCGGAAGAATTTTCATAAAAAGAACCCGTATTGCCATTGGTGCGGGCGGCTCACCAAATTATTTTATCCGCCTGCGGGTCATACTGTGCCGTATGATACGGCCACAATCGACCATATCCTTTCGCGCGCTGGTGCGCCAAGTTATGAAGCTTACCGCGCTCGCTCAAATCTTGTCCTTGCCTGCCTCGGTTGTAATCAGCGCCGCAATAATATTGAATGCGCAACACGCGCGCCCGGAGTGCTTGAAAATAGCCTGATTGATTTCCCGGTAAAGGCCATGATTAGCGAAGGGAAAATAATATGATAATAACCGCCTCGCCATTTTTTAATGAATTGGATTTGCTAGAGGTGAAACTTTACGAGCTGCAAGGCGAAGTTGACGCGCATGTTATTGTTGAAAGCGAGCTGACTTTTACGGGGCTTAAAAAGCCTTTATTCTTTTGGGAAAACCGGAAACGTTTCGAGCAATTCAAAATCGAACACTTCGTTTGCAACCTCCCGCCGCGCGCCGAAAGCCCTTGGGTGCGCGAGCAAATCCAATATCAAACGGTCAGGGACGCGGTTTTATCAATCAATCCGGCTATTGTTCTTTGGGTTGACGCCGACGAAATCCCCAAGGCGGGAACTGTCGCGCGGTTTCTTGAAACTGGGAACGAGACGATGACGCTAGAGATGGACATGCTCCTTTTCTACTTTGACCGGATAGACGTAACCCAAAAATGGCACAACGGGAAAATTGGCCGGTATAATCCCAAGGTAAGCGAGCAGCCTTGGCGCGGGCAAACCAATCACCCAATATTGAAAGACTCAGGATGGCATTGCGAATTTTTCGGCGGTAAGGATCATCTAGCCGCCAAGCTCCGCGCCGTATCTCATGCCCCGGAAGAGGGATGCAGAAATATGCTGCGGCTTGTCGAATCCGGCAGGCTTCCGGGGATTGAGCGAACGGAGCATTACCCAACGGAGAAACGGCCCAAGCTTCACAATCGAATTTAATATGACTAATCAAAAAACATTCGTGCAGCTCGGACGCGCCGGGGATATTTTAAACATTCTCCCGCTAGTTAAACAATATCGGGACGACTCCGGCATGCAACCGGCGCTCATGGTATCAAGTGATTACGCCGGGTTGCTCGACGGGGTGAGTTATTGTGACCGGCTTATTTATGACGGGGAGTTTACCAGCCTATCTAAAGCCATATTCAAGGCCCGGCACCATAGCGCGGACATTGTAAACTGCCAAATATACGGGGATATTTGCGACAATAAACCGCAAGCAGAAAGTTTCGCAATCGAGTCATGGTTGCAGGCCGGGGCGGTTGTTCCACATGGAACATTGCCGCTAGTTATAGACAAACGCGATTACAGCGCCGAGGCGGATTTATTTAATAGCCTTTGCCTAAACCTCACGCGGCCTTATATCCTTGTAGCCTTGAACGGGATAAGCTCGCCGTTCCCTTATAATAAATCGGCTTGGGCCGAAATAGACAAAGCCTTTGGCCACGACTTCCAATTGATTGACCTCTCCAAAGTCAAAGCGGAAAAGTTTTTTGACCTCCTTGGGCTTATTGACAACGCGCATTGCCTTGTAACCGTTGACACTGGGGTTTTGCACTTGGCAGCGGCGAGCAATACGCCGGTAATTTCGCTTATCACGCGCAGCCCGTCGCCTTGGCATGGCACGCCTTGGCGCAAAAACCACGTCGGGCGTTTCTACTATGACGAGTTTCCGCGCTGCATGCCTGCCTTTATTCAGGCAATTGCGCACGCGCGGGAAACCCCGCCAAAGATCGTGCATGCGTATTCCTCGGCGGGATATAGCGAGGTTTATAACGATGCGTCCCGGCGCATGGCAGTTGCCGCGAAATCTTGGGGCTTGGAATATCAAACCGGCTACTGGGACGCCGCGCCATTCCAATTACAGGACATGACCCGCAACGCGGTGGGCATTGGCGACGAGCGCCCGGCCCCGTTCCTGCGCGACGTAATAGAAAATGCATTCCCGGCGACGATTAAGCCGGGCGATATAATTGCCTTCACCAACGCGGACGTTTGCTTTGCGCCGGGACTCACCGGGAAGATTTTGGAAAAGGTTTCGCGTTACGGCGCGGCGTTTACTCACCGCTGGGATTTCTCACGCCTAGAGGAACCCTTCGCCTATGCTCACCTTGTCAGGAACGGCAGGTTTTACCCCGGCAGCGATGCATTCTTTTTCTCCCGCGCTTGGTGGGTTGACCACGGCCACGAGTTGCCTGATATGCTCATGGGCCGGGAAAAAAACGACGAGGTATTGCGGCAATTAATCAAGTACCACGGCGGCGCGGAGATTGATAAAGCCATCTACCACGAGGAGCACGAAAGTTTTTGGGAGCGGCCCGGCAACAAGGAAAACAACATCGGCAATATCTATAACCGCAATCTCGCTGCGGGCTGGTTTAAAAAGATGGGGCTAGCCGAAAACGACTTCCTTTATTGGGCAAAAGTTAATACCTAAAAACCGCGTCAAGCTTTTATTTTAGCCACGAGGGGGTTTTGTAAATCATTGATCGTTGGCGCAAGCGCGCAAATCCGGGAAACCCGATTTGATATAATAGGCGCGCTATGCAAAAACTATATCAAAACAAATACACAACGGAGTTAGAGGCAAGGCAGGGCGCTCGCGCTCTTGGTAATAAATATGTCTGCATTATAAAATCATGGCCAGATGGATATAAGGACAGCCAATTGAATCCTGACAACCCCACCTTTTATTTAGAATGGGGTGTTTCATTAGGCTTTGTTCGCTTTTGGGAAGTGCTAATCTACGAAGGCAAAGGCAATAAGGCTTAACCTTGTGGACAGGCGGGGCTTTTATATGGCCTCGCCTGTCTTGGATTACGGTAGTTTTTCGCCGACGCAATTAACCAATATGTTAACGGCGGCGCAAGCCGAGTATCTTTTGCGGATCACGACAGGCCGCGTGCGCTCCGGGTCTAGCGCCGCGCAGAGTTACGGCCTCGACGTTATGACAATCGACGACCTAATCCGGCTAATCAACGGCCTGACCGCTGAGCTTGGGCTTTCCAACACGACCACGGCGGCGGCTCCAGACTTCAGCCAAGGCTCGTTCATTCCTTCGCTCTCTACCTTTGGGGCAGGCCCGCCGTGAACTTTCCCGAAGTAGTTTACAAGCTTGTGACCGGGCAGTGGAAAGTTGACCGGCACTTTGCACAACAGGCAATGCAGGCCGAAGGCGAGCGCATGAAGCTTTACGCGGGCGCGCAGCCGACGACCAACCGGCCTTACCCCGCCGTCCTTTCAACGCCGGAGGATTTCCGGCAAGCCTTCGAGCGCATTGTTTTGATTCGCGCGGCCCGGCAGATGGAAGAGGATTTCCAATTCTTCGACGGCATCCTAAACGATTTCGAAACCTACGTTGTGGGGGATTTGACCTATCGCGCCGCGACAGGCAACCCGGATGCAGACCGGGCAATCAATGACTACCTGCAAGCGCAATTTGAGACGGTGGATTTTTCCAACCGGCTCGATTTGAATTACATTGCCCGGCTCGCCTTGCGTTCCATGAAGCGCGATGGGGAATGCGGCTTCAAGATTATCGACACTGGCGACACCCTCAAGCTAGTTTGCCTCTCCGGGGATCGCATTGGCAATCCGCTTATCGGCGCGAATATCGGCCCGAATAACTATAACGGGATTATCGTGGACGAGGCGACGAGCGCGCCTTTGTTCTATGATTTATATTACCGCATCCCCAAGCTAAACAGCTACGAATTTCAGGAACGGATTGAGGCAAATTATTTTATTCATTATTACCAGCCGTTCCGCTTCGAGCAATATCATGGGGTAACGGTTTTCAAAAACTCCATCGAGCATGCATTTGATATTAAACAAATCTTGGATTTCTCCAAGATGAATATCAAATGGCGTTCCGCGCAGCTCCCGTATGTCACTAATGAGCAGGGCAGGCCGCGCGGCAATGGCTATGCCGCCCAACCCGTTTCATCCACCGGGGAGCCGCAGCCGTTCTCCGTCGTCGTGGATGGCGTAACGCAAAGTTTCTTTAAGCTCGGCGAGGGCGTCATGAATTACCCCAATGACTTTCCTAATACACAATTCACGGCCATTCTAGAGGAGCTGAAACGCGATATAGCAATCGGGTGCAAGCTGCCTCTGGAATTTTGCTACCGCAGCCAAACCGGGGGCGTCGTGCAGCGTTTTTATGCGAACAAGGCAGAGCGCACTTTTGACCATGATAAGAAATGGCTCAAGCTAAAGCTCCTTACCCCGCTAAAAAATCGCCTTATCCAAAAAGGTATCTATACAGGGTTTCTAAATCTCGATCAATTCGGGCCGCTAGTCAGCTCCCCGGCCCGTTTTCAAGGATCGTGGCAGATGGGCCGCAGCGTCACGGTTGATTATAAGAATGAAAACGAGACCGATATTAAAATTATTGAGGCTGGCCTTGGCTCCGCGCACGACTACGCCGCCGAGCACGGCGAGGACTTGGAGCGCATCCGTCAGCAAAACAAGGAATATGCCTTGGCCGTGTTCCAAGATGCCGACGAAATTTCCAAGAAAACCGGCGTCGATAAGGCTCTAATCATTCCCTTCCTGCGCAAAATCTTTCCCAATCCCGGCGCGGGCCTCAAGGCGGCGGATTCTTCGACGACCCAAGCGGGCGACGAGGCGGGCGAGCAACAACAGGCGTCCGCTGAAAAAGACCTCGATCCGTTCGCTATACGTCAAAAGCCGAGTTGATATTGTGGACAGTCGCGCCTTTCTATAATGATCGGCCACGAGCTACGCTTTCAATTAAACGCGGGGGATTCTGTTGACAATAAAGCCGGTATCCTGCGCGGCGTCACCGTCGCCAAAGCCGGGGTGGATGCGCAGGGAAAATTCCTCTACCTCGATCAAAACGGCGACCCGCTGCCAACCGAGGCTGGCGCGGTCAAAAAGCTGGCCATTACCACGGACGAAACGACGCTCGACACGCTCCTAGGCGCTATCCAAGACGCCGGGGGCCGGTTGAAAGTCCGCAGCGACCACGACGACGCAATCCAAGCCCGCGCCGGTTACGCGGTCAATTTCCGCAAGATAGATGACCGGGTAGTTTGCGATATACACCTCAACGACTCTTACCGGGATCGGGAAATCGTCCTTGAGGTTGCCAAGGACACGCCGGAGCTAATCGGCCTGTCTATTGATTTTATGCCCAGCTTCCAGCTTGAGAAGGATACCGCGATTATGCGCGTGGGCGAAATTTACGCCGTTGATATTGTGGACGCGGGCGCAATCACGCCTTCCGGCCTTTATATGCAACGCGAAACAGTGGACAAAAAAATTATCATCAAACCTAAAACAACTTTTATTATGGCTTCCACCAAAGAACCGACAATGGCCGAGTGCATGGCCTCAATCACCGAATGCATGGCGACGATTAAAGGCGTGGGCCAGCAGTTCACCGATGAAATGGGCAAGTTCTATAAAATGGCCTTCCCCAATGCCGACAAGAAGGGCAAAGACGGCGGTGACGGTGATGATGGCGACGGCGACAATGATGCCGAGCTAAAAGCCACAATCAAGTCTCTCGCCTTGCAGGTCAAGGCCGCAACTGACAGCATGGCGGCAATGCGCGCCGAGCGCGTTTCCCTCGGCCTCAACGCCGAAAAGTCCGCCGCCGACAAGTCCGCCGATGCCGCCGCTGAAGCCGAGCGCGTCCGCTTGGCCAAGGAAAAAATCGTTCCGAAAACCTACCTTGAACTTCTCGCCGAGAAGAAAAAGGAGGGCATGCAGCTTTCCCATGACCGCCATGCGTGGGTTTTGGCGAATCACCCCGAAGCCTATCAAGCCTATCTTAACGGCAAGGTTAAGACCGGGCTGCGCGCCGCCTAATATAATTTTTCTAACCAACTCCTAAAATGGCTTACGTTAACGCGACAATCAATCAATCCGGCTTCGACACTTTCCAGTCGGACACGAGCAACGCAATTACGCTTTATCAACGTTGCTATTTCGGCACGACTGCCGACACGAACGGCGCTAAGCCGACGCTTCTTGTGGCCGGTGCAACCAACCGCGCCACCGTCGTTGCTATGCAGGCAATTTCACAAAGCACGACAACCGTTTCTTATTTTGGCACCTGCCGTTTTCTCAACGCGCAGGGCGAGCAGTTCGGCATTGCCTCCGGCACGATCACCATCGGCGCGACGGTTTACGCCGCCGCCGCTGGCGCTCTGAGCACGTCGTCCGCTGGCGGCGCGCTCCTCGCCGGTATCGCCACTAGCGCCGGTTTCGACGGTGGCCCGTTCACCTATATGCCTTCCCCGACTGCCGCCTAATATAATTTCCAACCAATAACCTACCATGATTTATCAAAACGCCACAGCCGAGCCGCGCGACGAACTAACCGACGTTGTGATGGAAGGCTTGACCGATAAAACACAATTTATCGGCCTGAAAGTCCTTCCTCCGCTCCCGGTCAAGCTTCAGCAATTCCACGTCCCAAAGGTGACGATTGGCTTGGGCGATTTGATGCGCGCAAGCGCGAAGGCCCGCAAGCCGGGTTCCGCCTTTGATCGCTGGCAATCCACCATTTCCGACCTCTCCGGCACGACCATTCAAATTGCCGAGGAAGTCAGCTTGCCCGACGAGCAGGTTTTGACCTACGAGGAATTTTTCGCCTTCGAATCGTTTTGGGCGACTGAGGCGGCAAACCGGCTCTTGCGCTCGCATGAGTTGGATTGTGAGGCGGCTCTTTTCAATACCACCACCTTCGATTCAACCAATTCCGCCGTTGCCTATACCACGGCGAACCTCACGACCATTTCGTTTATTGCCGACGTGATTGCGGCAATCCGCTTGGTCAAAGGCCGGGGCGAAGTTCCCAATACCGTCGTTGTCCCGGCGGCGGTTTATGACCGTATCCGCCAAGGCACGCTGATTCAAAACTTTATTGCGGGCTCGGTGAACCCCGGCGCTATCGTCACCCCGGAAACGATTCAGGCGGCGCTTGCTTCCATGAGCATCAAGCAAGTGCTTGTCCCGGACTCCTACGTTAACCAAAGCCAAGCGACCAAGACCAATTCCATCAACCCGATTTGGCCCAACACCTACCTTTTCGTCGGCACCTGCAAGGACGGCCAGCTTCAAACCGGCGGCGTCGGGCGCACGTTCTACTGGGAAAAGGAAGGCCCGCTCCTCAATATTCAGAGCTACCGCGACGAGCCGGTTAAGAGCAATGTAATCCGCTGCATGAAAAACACGCTCTCCGCGATTACCAACCTCCGCGCCGGAACGCTTGTGGTAACTCAATATAGCTAAAACTTTAGTTCCCGTCTTACGATAATCGCCCGCTCTTGGCCCTTTTAAGCCGGGGCGGGCTTTTCTTTTAACAATGTCCTCCTACGCTACTCTAACGACAGTTTCCGTTGTGCCGGGTAGCACGACGACTGCGCCTTTATTTGGCTCAACGACGCTTTGCAATTGGGCGTTAGTTTATCCGCTGCCCGGCAATACGGCGACTAATTCAATATTATTCGACACGCTCGGCACGCCGGTAAATACAACCGGCTTTTCTATGCCTTATATTCAAGGCGGGCGACCCTATAATTTGGCGCAGATCAATGTTAAGGCGGGCAATACCACGGACGGCGTTTTGGTAATTTATGGGCAGGGATAATCCCATGAAAACCTTCCTGCTTTGGTTTCTGCTTGCCGCGTCTGCCTATGGCCAAGGGCAAATTTTGTCAGAGGCAACGGCGGCGCAAATGACTGCCGGAACTGCCGGGGCCGGAATATATATTTCGCCGCGTCGTTTCTCCGGGGCCGGTGGCGGCGTCACCGAGGCCACCCTTGCGCAGATGCAAGCCGGGACTGCGCACCTTCCCGCCGTCGTTACGCCGTTCTCGCTTTCGTCAATTGCTATAACCTACGGCACGAGCCTGCAACTCACCGGGAGCCCCGGCGTTTTAAATACAATTCAGGATATCCGCAACAGTGCTTCGCCTTTATGGGCAGGGGAAACCCTGTCAGGCACCGGAAACGCCATTATCTTTACTGGCGCGGCTCCGGCCCTGTCGTCTAGCAACAACGGGAATAAATTCACCTTGGATGATGGGTCAGGAAACATACTGTTATTTACAGGCGCTAATCAAGTTGGGTTCAAGCTAATCGACGGCACCAGCACGCTCCAAATTGGTGTTAATACTATTAATGTCGTGGCCGGTGACGGAGTGGATGGGAGCACGATGACAATCGACGGAGATTTAGGCAACTCCGGCGCAGGGCTCACGGTGGGGCAGCATACTGCCGACGGCAATTCAATCTTTTGCGTTAACTCGCTTCAAACTAGCCCGCGCGCCGATGCCATTAGTGTATGGAATAACGGCGGCGAGCTGGCGATTGGCACGGCCAACCCGTCGCCAATATTGGCCGCAATCAAGACTCTTAATTTCGGGCGCGTCACTGCACAAACGGCAGCTAATGCGACGATCAAACAAATCACTGTCGGCGCGGCTGACTCGTCCTATATTGTATCGGCAAACGTGAATGTAACGGCGGCGGCTACGGCCAGCTTTACCTGCACCTGCACTTACCACGACGAGACCAATACAACGCGGGTTTTGACCCTCACCTTTTCAAATTTGACCGGCACTCTTCTCACGACGATTACCAACGTCACCGGGACGGGAGCCTATGAAGGCGTGCCTCTTCATATTCGGGCCAAGGCTGCAACCACGATCACCATCGGGACAACCGGAACATTTACGAGCGTTACCTATAACGCCGAGGGCGCAATGCAGCAAATCCAATGAGGGGCGTATTAATATTTCTTTTTCCTTTTACCCTGCTTGCCCAAACCTTTACCGTCTTTTCCAACGGGCCGGGCGGGGCTTTCTGCCCGACTTGTATTCCTTATATTGTCGCGCCTCCCGTTCAGTATATGCGGCAAACGTCGGGCAGCGGGACGACGGTTATAACGGTTCAGGACACGCATCTTAATCACTCAACTAGCGCAACGCTTGTTTCTGATTGGGCAAGCGGGCTCTCGCTCCCGTTGGCAGTGACCGGGCAAACGTATTCCTCGGATAATACGGCAGTGGCGACGGTGGATCAAAACGGTTATGCCAGTTGGGTTTCAAACGGCACGGCCAACATTTCGCTTTCTTTCAGCCAGCACACATGGACGGTGCCGTTAACGTTCACAACCACCGGCTCCTCTAGCAACACCTTTAATTCATGGGTTACGGGTTCGCTGGGCGCTAACGCGACCTCGCAAATTGAAACGGCAATTACCGGCATCACGACTTATTCGGCGATACAACTTTTTTCTTCTATGACGTGGGTTGACCCGCCGAGCGTCCCTTCCTTTGTCCGCAATGCCGGATGTTGGGCGCAGGGATTGACCGGGATAACTGCCATTGCTGTTGGATATATCACGCCGCCATCCGATGCCGGGACGGGCACAGGGATAACTGCCATTGCGCCGGATATTGCAATGACGTGCGCGCATTCGCACGCCGGGCCGGGCATGACGATTTATTTTTGTCAGGCCGATAATACAACGGTGGCGCGCGGTGTGCTTGCCGGGGGAGCTGTTCCCAATAGCGATATTTATCTTTACCGGCTCGACAGTGCGCTGCCTTCCGGCATTGCGAAGATGCCTTTCGCCCCGGCGAACCTGCTTAGTTATATTCCCGGTTATACATGGGGCGTTCCGATGTTCTGTATAAACGGAGCGATGAACCCTCTAGTTTCTTGGTGGAATGCGCTGCAAAATATCGGCCTAAGCAGTCAGGCCACAGTGTGCGCGATTGGAACGGATACGGCCACGGTTAACCTTTGGACGATCCTGCATAACAATAATTCCGCCTATCTCGCGCCGCCCGCCGAGGGATTTATTGCGGGAGATTCGGGGCATGTCGGTTGCCTTGTTATCAATGGCGCGCTTGTGGCCATCATGACCGGATGGACAAGCGGCTCTTTAGGGCCGTCCGCGTTTAGCAATATTTCAGCCATCAACGCCGAGATTTCCGCGCTTGGCAGCTCCTCAACCGTCACCGTCGCCAACCTTACCGGCTTTCCAACTTATTAAAACATGAATGCCCTTCACACTGCCCTTGCCGCAGGGTTTATCCAAGCCGAGCCGGTTATTGGCGAGACGTTCACCTATCTTACAAACACCTTCACCGGCTTTTTTACCCCAGTGGACGAAAAGCTTTTGTTTGAAATCGTCGGCTATCTCGACGACTGCGACACCATTTGTGTCGTGAGCACGGCGCAATTTACCTCCCCGCCCAATCCGCCGACGACCAAAACCCAACTCGTGCGCGCCGGGCTTACCTATACAATCCGCAGTATAAAAACGGATCAATCGGCCTACGTCTTGGGCCTCAAGAAAATTTCCGCATGAGAAAAAGCGCCTTTAAATTCGATATGACGCACGCCACGGCGAACTTCGCAAAAGTCGTCAATGAGCTTGGCAGGCTCCAAGGATTTGACCGCGAAAAAATTATCCGCGCCGAGGCGGGTAGCATTTTGAAAAAGTGCATGGGGGAAACGAAGGTTGCGTCCTTGGCCAAGATCGAAGCCGGGGCCAATCTCAGGACGGCCAAGGGGCTCGGCTTGACCGGCGGGGGCGAGGTGAGCATTAACGTGGGGTTGCGCGGCCCTTTTGGGCGCGTCTTTGCGCGAAAGCTAAACGGCTCCGGCTATCGCCGGACGCACGACGAGGGGTTTGCCCCGCTTAATTATCATTATAAGGATGCGACATGGGCCAAAATTAGCACGGCAATTGCCGACTACCGCAGCGCCTTGGTTCGCGTTTTGGCGCAGGCTAAACTTTCAGCGGGCCTCGCGCGGCAATCATGGCTCTTAATTGCCGAAAGTTTGGCGATTAATCTCTTGGCCACTCCGGGCGGCGGCATATCCGCCGGGGCGATTCAACAGGCGGCGGCGGCGCGCGGACATAATGGGAAAATTTATCCTAACGGCACCGGCTCGGAAAGCCGGGACTCCGGCCTTTATTTTATGACGCTCACCAATCGCCTGCCTTATGGCCGCAACCTCGGCTTTGCGAATATGCTTAGCGCCGCCGTTGCCGGGCGCGCGAGCTATATTCAAAACGCCATAGCCAAAGGCGCGCTTTCCTCTTACGAAAAAACCGTGCGCGCCTTCAAGGGCTGGAAAGTCACCGGGGGGATTAATTAAATGCCCGCCCCAAATTACCAAACGCTTTACGATTTTGAGACGCAGCTTGAGACTGCATGGGCAACGGTCTTAACGACTGCGTTAGCTGCCATCCCGATAACCTGCCAAGTTTTGACCACGCGCAGCGCAACAACGGATAACACGCCAAGGGTTGAATTGGAATGCCTTGTCGGGCCTGCGCTTAGCCAGCGCAAGGGGCTTTCAACTGGGACTTACCGCGAAGTGCCAAACGCCTTTAAGTTCACCCTTGCCGTGCGGATTGTAACGACGCGCCCGACGAATGACAATCAACACGGCGTTATTCGTGGGCTCATTCGCTATAATCTCACGGCCTCAGCCAATGTAATCACGGCGCAGCTCGCTTATTTGCAAATCCTAGAGCAGCTAATGCAGACCGGCGCTTCCCATATTATCGACGAAAAAGAGCAGGATGTTTCCGAGTTAACTTATGACGGATGGTTTGCAATCGCAGACTCCGCATGGCCGTGAGCTTTGGGTGGACACTTTATAATTTATAATCATGGCTATCTTTTCAGACGGCACACAAGTTTTCGGCATTGCGGCCTCGCCGCTCACGATCAATTCAATTACCTATATTGCGGAGGATATTAAGGTAACAAAGGCGACCCGGCGCGTGGCAATCAATAACCCGGACGGCACGCCGTTGGGCGCGACCTACATTCCCGAAGCCTTCACGATGACGGCAAAATTGCAGCTTGCTTCCTCCTCGACGGCCATCCCGACCAACGGCTTAACCGCGACGGTTGAAACCATCGTTTATTATTTGCAGTCAGTGGGCGAGGTTTACACGCAAGGCGCGTATTCTTATGTAGATATTACCTGCACGCAGAAGCTAAACTAAACCAAGCCGGAGGGCTCCAAATGTCCGGCACCCTTTACGAACTTATCCCCGGTCTTAAAGAGGCTGAAGAACGCTACGCGAGCGCGCAATTGGAGGCGTTTGTGGGGATTGAGCCGTCGATTTGCGGCGTTATTTTAGTCAACCCGTTTACTCCGCAAATGTATATTGAATTGGAGGGCTGCGGGAACGCCTTTTTTAATGACAAGGAAATTTCCCCGGAGGACGTAGCCGCTTTCCTTTGGCGCATATCCCCTCAATACAAGCGCGACGACAAGGCCGGGCGCTTGGCGTTCTTGGCGCTTATCGGCGTTCTCCCCGGTCAGGGCGCAGTTGACGAGCTTTTCGAATACAAGCGCCGGGCATGGGCCGCGATGCCCAAGGCGACAGGCTCCTTGCATAGCGCGAGCATGGGGAGCTGGGTTTCGACGCTGGTTCACGCCATTGCCTCTAAATATCACTGGCCGGAGCAGGAAATTTTGAACATGCCTTTCCGCCGGTTGTGGCAATATCTAAACCGGATCAAAGAGGAGGCCAATGACCGCTATGTGGAAAAGTGCGACGAGGCCGAAAGCATAAAGGCCGAATGGCTAAAAAATAAAAACGCGGAGGCTGAAAAATGTTTGTCGGCGAAGTAAGCGCACGCCTCGGCGTCGATTCAAGCGGCATTGCCTCGGATATGACCAAGGCCAATGCTGCATTTGCCCAAGGCGCGGCGGCTGGCGGCGAATCCTCCGGCGCAGCCTTCGGGGATAAGTTCAGCTCACGGTTGCGGGAGCGTTTGCTTGGGCGCGGCGCTCTGAGCAATCTTTTTGTCGGCTTCGGCCTAGACCCCAAGGGCATTGCGGACACGATTGCCGGGGCCATTGTCGGCGGCTCCGCGCAGGGCTGGGAGCAGGCCGCAAGCGAGGCCGATAAATACGAGCAGCTAATCAAGGAACATTTCAAGCTCACGAGCACGAAGGGCGAGCAGGAAACAGCGTTAAAAAAGCAGATTGCCGAGGCCGAGGCCGAGGCCGCTGCCATCAAGCCGACGACGTGGAGCAATTTAAAGGCATTGCTGGGCCGTGTATTCACAACCGGCAACCTCGGCGACACCCGCGAGGGGCACATGGGCGGCTTGAACGCTTCGCAGTTGAAAGCGCAACAGGCGGCGCTTGCGAAACGCGAGGCGGCGGAAAACGAACTCTTGCAGCTCCAAAAAGAGGACACGAAGGCCCAAGAGGAATTTAATCAGGCGCAGATTGAAACGCTCGCGCCTCAAGCCAAGATCGCGGCAATTGAAAAGGAGCGTTATGAAATTTGGCAAAAACTCCAAAAGGGCAGCCAAGGAGCCAACCCGTTGCTCGCGCTCTCCGAGCAGTTGGAATTAAAGAAAAAGATTTTGGAAATAGATAAGCAAGTCGCGGAGGAAAACACCAAAGTAAACAAGGCAAACAAGGCGAGCGATGCCGAGGTTGACGCGGAAATTGCGCGGCTTAATTCCATCGGCGGCGAGTCCATTGACGGCAACCGGCGCGGCTCCTCGCATTCCATGCGCGGCGCTATCCAATCCGGCGGGCGCGGCGACAACCCGGATTTTCGGTTGCTGCATGAGACCGTGAAAAAATCAAACGACCACCTTGGGCGGATTTCCAAGGCGATTGAAGGGAAATTTGTGAACCAATGAGCACGCCTTTAATTGACGGATTTTTCGACACGCCGCGCGAGGTTGAGGGAAGCCCTTGGTTTTCCGTGGATGAAGTGACGCTATCTTTTACCATCAAGCGCAAGTATGCGCAGCGCACGGCCACCTACCAGCCGACGACGATAAATTTCCCCGACCCGGTTTTCCCGCTCGCAATTTTTATCTCCGAAAATACGGCTGACATTCAAGGCCCGATTATGTGGTTTGAACGGATTTTTTCCACCGTGCCCAATCCCCGCGTTGAAAGCCGGGAAATCCCTTTCACTCGCCCCGGCCAATCGGCGGCTATATTATCCGGGTTGACCAATCTTCCCGTCGGCTGGAACCAATACGGGACTTGCCAACCCAATCCCCGGTTGCGGATCGCTACCGTTAACTTCACCTATAATATTGGCCCGACCTTTAACGCGCCCGCGCAATCTCAGATAACCTATAACGGCTCGCCGGTTGACTATTTCGGGCCGGTCTTGGTTCCCGGCCCCTATGTCGTCGTCGCCAATAACCTCCCGGTGGGCGGCAAATTGATTGTTGAGCAGCGGTGGATTTCGGCAGGCAATACCAGCCCGGCAGTCCTTGGGTTCACTTGGATTCAGGACATAAACATTAGCCGGTGGAAAGGCCCGATTTGGCAAATGGAAGTTATATCAATTCCCAACTTGGTTTAATATGGCCGCGCCATTCCCAAAATTAACGAAGGGCAAAACGCCGACGCTTCTTGACGTGGCATTGGCGCAAAAGGTCTTGGACTTCTTAAACGGATTATCCAAGGCCACCGTAACACCCAATGGCGCGGGCACGTTTATAATTTCCGACACCGGCACGATCCTCGATTTATCCGGGCTTATGAATCAACTAGTGAACCTGCAAGCGCAGATTAATTTGGTTCAGCGCGGGCTTCAAAACGCAACTATAACCTGTAACGCCGATGGCACGATTACATTCACGCCGGGCAATTAAATGTTTTGGCCAACAACTACAACCGTCCCTTGTCCCTGTTGTTCTACGGGGTGCAATTATCCGCTGCCAACGGACATGCAGCCGAGCACGTTTTTGTGGCAGGGTTTCGCCAATGGCGATTTTAGTAGCTTGGGATGGCCAACCATCGGCGGCGGCGACCAATTAAACGTCCTTGGCTTTTCGACAAACGCCCAATGGTTCATCATTCAAAGGATCGCAGCAATTACGAATGTAAGCACCTACTTTTTTTTGACCCGTTCGGGTTCATTATTCTCCGTAAAGACCATATCTTTTCCGGCTCCATATGTTCAGTTTTCCGGCGGCATATTATTGGATAAATGCATTACAAGGGCGGGCATTCTGGCCGGTGTATTGGGCGATAATAGCGGCAATTTTTATCCGGCAATTTGGAAATTGGGTGTTGCTCTTACCCCGACAATAATCACCAGCCTTTATTCTTTCGGGGCAATTAGTCCTGACGGCAGCAAGCTGTTTGCTGATCGCTTGACCGACGGCGCGGCTTTAGTGCGCGATATAGCAACATCAGTAAATACAATAATCAACCTAGCCTCTAGCTATAATCTTACGCATGGAATAGATTTTTGCAATGATATTACCGTCACCTTTGATTCAGTTGCCGGGTATCGCGTTTACAAACTCGCCTCCGGTGTGTGGACGGCCAATGCAACGCTGGCCAGCGCAACGAAGGTTATAGGCATAAGCGGCAACGGAAAGCTCGCGGTGGGCTCGACTAGCGGCGGTGGATGCGTTTGGGATATAACAAAGACCGGCTCAATTACCCCGACAATAATAGCCCAACCTGCCGGGCATCCCGATATAATGCCAATGGCATTATCCGAGGATGGAAATATTATCATTGGGGGATCGGTGTCTTTTCCGACTGAGGGGTGTTGGTATTGGCTAAAATCGGAGGCATGGGCGACCGCTCATAATCTTCTAACCTTTATTGCCTCGCAAGGGAGCACGCCGCTTGGCACCGGGCATTATACCAACCCGGTTCCGTTTGCTATAAGTGCGAACGGGCACCATATAATGTTTGGCAATAATTCCCAAGGCGTCGGCTATGTTGGACTACCCAATCCGCCGTCATGATTGCCCAAGTTAAACATTTATCCGAAGCGTTGAAAGAATGGGCCAAGGCCGGGCTTCCCTTGGCCTCAAAACCGCTGCGCGAAGATCGCCTAAAAATATGCGCGGCCTGTTCTTATTGGAGTCCGCGCGGCAATTTCGGCCTCGGCCAGTGCACGGCGGGTTGCGGCTGCACAAAGTTTAAAGCCTATCTCTTGACCGAGACTTGCCCGCATCCCGGCGGCGACAAGTGGGCCGCGCTGAAATCTCGTGGACAAACGGGGCAATTTTAGCAATGGCCAATCTGCAATTATTCGTAAACACGTCAGCGCAGACTTTGGCGCAGGCGCTTGTTCGTTCAGTTACGGACATGACTCCGGTAGGGCTCCCCCAGCTTGTATTAGGCGACAACCGGACTTATGAGCTTTATTTAGTCGATGGCCTCGGCAATTACGCCACGTTTTCCGGCAATGCTAGCTATATTCCCTACATAGCGATTGGGCAATGCGGCTATCCTACCGGCGGGACTTTCACTTTAACCTTTTCAGGTTTTACCACGAGCGCGCTCGCGTGGAACGCCTCGCCCGCGACGATCCAAGCGGCATTGCAGGCACTAACGAGCATTGGCGCGAATAATTGCACGGTGGCGGGCGTGGCCGGGGAATGGATGACAGTTACTTTCATCGGCGCACTGGCGAACGCGGCGCAACCGGCGATAACAACCACGACCACGCTTTTAACCCCGGCCAGCACGATCACGGATTATATTGTCGTTACAGGCGGCGGCGGGTTGAATTGTGTGCAGCTCCTCTCCTATGCGCTCAATCCGATTTCATTCGCTAATACTTGGTCAACGATAACGAACGGATGGACGGGCCAGCTTTCCACCGCGACCTTGGCCGTTATTGAAACCTTTGCCGCCGCCGGGGGAAATCTTAATGAGACGTTTCAAATCACGATTGCTGACCCTTCGGGCAATTTCCTTACTTACCTGCAAGCGCCGGTTGTTATTGATTGCACCATTATAAACCCGTCAAGCTTCGCGGGCAATTATTCCGTGCCATTGGCGACCCAAGCGGCGTTAAATGCGGCGGTCTTGGGGTTGAATAATTTCACGCGGGAGGCTCTTACTTCGTCGGCAACGGGCAACACCAATATATCCCCGGCGACCACCTCCCGGCATCATACCGCCGTTGTTACCGTCACCGGCACGGCGGGCACGCGCACACTTTCGGTTATCACGAGCAATTCGCCGAATGCGGGCGACACTGTTTTGATTGTGCTTTTGCCCGGCGCGACCTCCGGCGTGATTATAGAGGTTCACAACGCGACCTCTGGCGGCACTCTCCTTACTTCATACACGACGGACACCGCGAGCCAATTACAAACGATTGTGTTGGGTTATAGCGGTTCAGCATGGCAGCTTGAAAGCGATTCGACGCAAATGTTGCCGAAGTCCGGCAACCTCGCCGGGATCGCAAGCCCAATCACAGCGCGCGCCAATCTCAAAACCTTGTTCTCCCGCGTCGTCGCCGAAACGGTAAGCTTTACCGCCGCGACCTCGGACGATGGCACGCTATTCCAGATCACCGCAACAGGCGGCGCAGTCGTGGCCACAATTCCAGCGGCATCAACCGCCGGGGCCGGGTTCATGATCGGGCTAATGAAGATGGATTCGACGGCCAACCAAATCACGACGAGCCCAACCACCGTGGCCATTGGTTCCGCCGGGCAGGTTATTGTTTTGGTTTCAAACGGCACGGCGTGGAATCCGGTTTTGCAATATAATGCCGGGAGCACGCCGCCGACTCTCGCAGAGACGGTCTTAAACTTCTCCTTTATCACCGATATAGGCGGGAGCACGGCCACCTCTCTAAACGGCCAACCAACCGCAGCCGGTGCGCTTCCCTCCGAGTGCATGGTGATGATTTCATATAGCGGCATCCCGCAATTCTGGCAATTGCAGCCAAGCACGGCCTCGACTGGCTCCGGCGTGCAGCGCCCAACCGATTTCAACGCCTCAACCAATGCGCAAGTATGGTTTCTAATTAGCGAGGCGAGCACCGCCTTGCTGCGCTATACTCAAGTAAGTGACATAACTAATATAACAATCCCAGCCAATACCACAACGACGGTTTTGGCGGCGCTAAATTTCACCGTTACCAACCCAGCGGCGCAGCTTGAGGTTTTAATGCAGCTCGGCGGATTCATCGTTAATTCCACCGCCTCGCTTTATGATACCCCTTCGGCCTCGCTTCGTGTTTTGATAGATGCAACGACTACTTATTTCGTTTCATACTATCGCGGCGTGGCCTACGTTGCTGCATCAACGCAAAATTTATTCATGCCGTTGATCGGCGGGGCGGTTAATATTGGCGTTCTGACTGCCGGGGTTCATACTATCGCTGTTCAAGTTTATGCAACCGAGGCAGGGCTTTTTAACTGTCGCCCAACCTCGTCGCCTAATTATGAATTTTTGAACATCCAATTAATGCAACGCTCCTAAAATAATCCCATGAAAAACTTCCGTAAACTATTCCTTGGGCTTTATTATCTAACCGGCGTTTTCCTGCTTGTTGGCTACGAAATCCACGCCACGCAGGGCAAATGCGATTTTATCGGCCTCGGCACGCTCGCCGCCGGGCTCGCTACCGGCGTCGGCACACTCGTTTGGGGTTATAATAAAGAGCACGACAACGAAACGAAAATTGCAATCGCAACAGCGGGGAAATAACCATGAGCATACTTGAAACCATTCTCGGCGGCGCGGAGAATGCCGCAACCGGCGGCGTAATCGGGCTAGTCGGCAGCTTCGTGCAAGGCATTTCAACCTATGTAAATTCCAAGGTTCAGTATGCTCACGAGGAAAAAATGGCCGACAAGCAGCTTGCCGCGCAAACCGCAGGGGATGCCGACAAGATCGCGGAAATTGACAGCTCCGGGGGCTGGGCCGCATTTACTTCCTCCGTGGCAAGCACAGTGGGCTCTTTCGCCTCTGGCGTCCTGACAATATGCCGCGAGGGGATTACGGTCTATCTCCTCGCGCTTTCGACAATTATCTATAACCATTCGTCCGGGGCCGCGCAAGAGGCTATTGGGAAAGACATTATTTGCCTCTGCGGAATGGCCGTTTCGTGGCACTTTGGACAAAAACCGACTCTTAATTATGCGCAGGCTTATGCGCGTAATGCCATTGCAACGAAATCAACCCCGGCGGCTCCGGCCCCTCCAACATCATGAGCTATTTTCTAACCGCTATAATCTCGGCCATTGCCGGGGGCACTCTCGTTTACTTTTTCTTGGCGCGAATCCATAAGGACGCCGCTTTAGGCTGGCAAATCGCCATTGACGAAGCGCACAAGGCGCGGGCATGGGCCGAAGAGGAGCTGGCCAAGATCAAAGCCAAGTTATAATAACACAGGCGCGATTATATGGAATCAAACGAGGTGGAGCTTGCAATTTTACGCGCCGAGGTGAAACGCATAATTTCAGACATTGAATCCGAAAAAGCAACCCGCGCCCGCGCCAACATGGAACTACTCCGACGCATAGACGAATCCGACGACAGGACGGCGGAAAAGCTAGAGGAAGTCAGGCAAGACCAGCGGAAAAGTGACCGCATTCTTTACATGATACTTGGCGGGCTCGCGGTGATTCAATTCGCTACCGCGTTTCTGCACAAGTAATCATTCTTCGTTCCAAAGCTTGACGCCGTGTTTAATGGCGAGGTCAACAATTGCCTCCCATTCGCTTTCTCCGTGCCCGACCCGGCGCGGGTCATCCGGCGGAATGTCGCCAATTTCAGAATCGCGCGCGAACCATGCAGCCCAAGGCAGCAATTTAGATTTCTTGGCGAGGATGCAGTGACGTTTGCGCCAAGCAAGGCGCGGAGAGTCTTGCTCGACTTCTTTAGCCGCAAATAATTCGTCGGGTTGCGCGGCAAAGCTCCGTTTCATGCGCGGCAAAGCTCCGTTTCATGCGCGGCAAAGCTCCGTTTCATGCGCGGCAAAGCTCCGTTTCAAGTTTGCGGATTGCCTCTTGGAGTTCGTTCGCCCGGATCGCGGCTTCGCCGGTTGGCTTTATCGGCCACGCCGCGCCGCCGGGGTTCACAATGTCGCGCAATTCCTTCCTGCACGCCTCAAGCCGTGTTTGAATATCAAAGGCCGTGCGGGGCCGCTGGGCCGCGACAGGGGCCACGCCTGCGCGTGAGTTGTCGTTATTGCTCCACGTCCGGCAGGCAGCTTGCCAATTGACCATCTTGTTTTTCCCGACCTTCCACCCATTACTTTCGTAATGGGCGCAAAACGCCTCCGGGGTGAAATTGCCGCCAATTTTGGCGATATAGGCGCGCACCTCGTCAACGTGCGGGGGAATATTCGTCCCGGCCTTGATTTGCTCCGAGCGGTCAAGGCTGACGGCTTTTTGTGTCTGCCCATAAGTCGAAATTTCCCGGTCAATAATCCGCGCAAGGGCCGGGGGCAGATCAGACGGCAGTTTATATTGCTCGCAAATTAGACGAGCGCAGTGAAGGCCGAAGCTCATGGTTTAGGTAAGTTGATATTGCGGGGCGCGCTTGAGATAGTATTCCGAGCATGAAATTTTTCTGATACCCGTTGCGCGGTTGGGCCAAACATTCGATTCATAGCAGCGGGCGAGGTCTTTTAAATCGGCGAGTGTTTCACCTAAACCTTGGGCGATGCCGGGCATTTCGATTTGATAAACATCAACGCCAAAAGGCTCTTTGACCTCGGCAGCGACGAAAAAGAAGTCCGATAATTCAACGCCGAAATCCCGGAGTAGCGCCGTATAAAAACCGGCTTGCCGGTGATACCCGAAAGCCTCAAAGGATTTTTGAAAATTCACGAAATCGCCTTCGTCTAGGGATTCGGTCTTTTTAAAGTCAACGACGTAGGGACGGCCTTGGGTGAGTTGGCAACCTTCCGAGCTAAACCAATCGGTACGGCATTGCAGCGGGATCGGGAGCGCGTTTGATTGCATGCGCCAAGTAATTTCCGGTTTGCCTTGGCTGAAAAGTTGCGATGCCTCGGGGTGCAAAAAGATCGCGGTTGCCGCGCTTTTAATATTATTTTCCTCGGTATCAGTTATAATATCTTTGCCGGGGTTGGCAGCTTGGAAAGCCTCCCATTCGCTTTTGGCTTTTACTTTATTTCCACCGCGCCAAACGGCCACGCTTTTAGCATAAGCATCGCTGCCCTCTAAAACATAGGAATGCGCGGCCCGGCCAACGTTAAACGCTTTCGAGTCCCGGCCCGGCGTAGTCTTTGAGACAAAGCGTTTATAATATTTGATTGGGCGCTCCCGGAAAACTTCGAGCCGGGAATGGGAAACCGCCTCGGCTGCGTGATATTCCGCCGATGGTATGTCAAGAAGGATGCCGGTATTTATCACGACTTAACGGCAAGGCCCGGCGTTGCGTCCTTGATTTTGGCGAGCAATTCCGTGGGCAAGTCCCAAAGCTTTTCCGCGTTGACCGTTTCCGCCGGGAAAGTTTTAAGCGCGTAGTCCCACACCTTCGCCTCGGAAATCCCAAGGGCGAGCATGTGCGATTCGATGCCGGAAATTACGCCGGGGCGATTGGACGCGGGCAAACCGGGCTCGCTTACCGGGACTTCGGGTTTTGGCTTATTAATATCACGTCCGGCCTGATCGCCGCTAACAACGTTCCCCGTCTGCTTTACCGCAGCGGGCTTTTTGCTCGCGCTCTTGGCCTCGTCGAGCGTTTCGGCCAAGCCCTTGCTTGGGACGGACGCGGGGAAAGCCTCGTCAATCGTTACTTCGTTATCGCGGATCGCCGTGCGAATCCCGGTAAGCTCCTCAAGTTTTTCAACGTTCAAGTCGGCTTCGCCTTGGATTGCGAGGGCCGCGTAAACGCGCTTGGGATCAATGCCGAGTTTGGAAATCCACGCGACGACATTGCCGCGCCGCTTTTCGATTGTCAGGGCATCGCCATGCAAGAGCTTGCGGACGGCGCTTTCGACCGGCTTGGCGAGCGCCTTCGGCACGACCTGAAAAGTGGCATCGCGCCGGGCCTTCGCTAGCGCCGACTTCGCAATGACAACGCGCATGCGCTCGGAATATGGGTTGCCGTTTTTGTCAACGGTTGACTCGACGACCTCAGACGA